TTCCATCTCCTCAGGGGAACTATTCCCCGTTAGCCAGCGAGGCTAACCCATCGGTGTTTCGACTTGAAGCCACCGCGCTTCACGCTGGAACGGAAGTCCAACTCAACTTGATCGTCAGTGAGATGATCAAGAGGTGCTGGCCACCACTCTTCTACGAAGCTATACTCGCTCCGTGAAGATGGTGGGGTTCCGTTGTCAGTACCGACTGAACAGTCGACATTGCAGCTCTCAGCCAGGTCTGAAATGAGACGGGAGGAATTCCCATCATCATGCAGTCTGACCTGAAAGTCGCATAGCCTGCTGTCGCAGACGGGTGCGTCAATCTCTGGGCTTTCAATTCCCAGATCAGCTCGATTCTCTCGAATCGAATGCTGTCGTCCTCCGAGGTATACCCAATAAGGTTTACGCTCGAGGGAAGAGTAACCGACCGTGTTTCCACGGGAGTTACGTCTGTGAGTAGAAATTCCCCATTTGTTGAGGCAGGCGATTTCGTCTCCATCTATTTGGTCCTTTCTTTTGACTGGACTGAATACTATCCTCTTTTGCTTCCAGTTATGAAGCTCCTTGTCGTAATGACAATGAGTATCAAAAAGGAAACTAAGATGAGATAGCCCAGAGCCAGGTTTTCTTGCTCTAGGTATGGTACGTTTCACCACTTGACAAAGCAAGTCACGAATGTACTGGGCAACTATCCACTGTCCTCTCATATAAAAGAGATCAGCGGTAGCATTCCAACTCATAATCGTGCTTGCATCCCAGTGTCGTAAATCGTCACGTGGAACTTCTCTGGCATAGACCGGATTAACCGGAACACCATCGAAGAAATCCGCGCCGCAAGACTCCCGAAAGGCAGACGCCTTAAAGGACTTGTTGACGTTAACCTTAAGAGCGAAGCTCTCAAGGTACTTTACGACAAAGTCCGCGTACTCTACAGGGACAATAATGTCATCCCCGTAGATATCAATCAATTTGCCATAACGGCTGATCGATTGAGAACTCGGACGCCCCCCGTCAAGTATGTGCATAGCACTCTGTATCAAGGTGTAAAACACCATAGCTTCGACTGGAAAGCATAAAGCACTTCCCATAGAAGCATATTTGAACAGAACTATGTTAGTACCGTCGGGTAAGTCAGCATGCAAAGAACGAGCATCCTCGAGGTATTCGAGTAGCCCTGAGTTCTTAAAGATGCGCTGAACTAAGTGCAAGTGCACGCGGTCAGACGCATCCTTCAGGTCTAGCGTAGCTAGTCGTCTATCTTTGCTTGCTGTGTAAGCGAGTCGCTGATTAACATCCTGACGCGTAAAGCGTATGGAATGTCTAGTCAGCCAATGAGCTTCCAACGTTGGATACAAGAAGTCTTTAATAGACTGCTGTGTATACTGAACGTGTGAAGGCTCTATTGCAATGACTCGTGGCGCCGTCTGAGTCTTAGGAACGAATACAACACGAACGGGGAGTTCATCCCTTATTCGTAAGTATTCGACTCCATCGGCTCTGACGATACCTTCCCCAGTACCTCCGACTTCGGCTGCGATCCCATAGTTTGGGTAGCAGTGTAGGTCGGAAGGGAAGGTAAGCTCCGATCTATGGTTCCACTTTGAGATGCGATGCCTCTGATTAGGGGCATAACGATCAGCAGTGAAACCAGGACCGTGATGACAAACAAGGTCAAGGTAACTAAGCTCAGGAAGAACCTGAGACCATAGTATTCCGGAGATCTTGTCAAGGATAATATCCTTTCTCTCTACTTGAGAGGTCATCTGGCGGAGTTCGCCTTCTATCTCGATAAAGTGTCGTACAGCTTTTCTATTTCTAGAATTGCTGCACGGAAGTTTTAGCTTCTTGAAAAAGCGGCAAACTTGCCTAATACCAGCAATGGTAAAAGGACACGGTTTATCGAGTAGCCTACCATCAGTGTAAAACACACGTTTGAAGAAACCTCCCATAAAACGGGGGAGACTTCCGTGCCGTGCGAAAGCACTTGGGCACGTGAACGTCCCAGTCTCGATGCCCTGTAAAAGAGCATCGTCTAACTGAGGAAGAGTTATCGTAAAAAATGATAATCCTTCGTGTTTACAACGACTTGCAACGCGTTGCAAGTCGCGTTCTACGGACAAGTCTAAGTCCAGACTGAGTTGTCTCAGAATGGCTTGGACGAGCATGGTCGGTCTTTTCACTGTAACCTCCGTATTTACGAGGGAAACAGGACCGTCTAGGCTTAACTCCAGTTAGGAACTATCTCAAAGATGGCAGCATGAAAATTGCTGTCACCAGAAGGAGCATGAATTCGATAATAAGAACAAGAATTGTTCTGTTCGAAATCAAAACTCTCCTCCGAGCACCTTGTTGTAATTGGCAGAAGAAAGCCAAGTCTTCAGGGCGTCGATGAGATAGCCGATCTCAGCGTCCGAAAATACGCCAGAGCGTGGTTCGTCAACGACGAAATACACACTGACGCCTGACTCTTTGTTGATTGCAGAGATTGGATCTGCTGCAATCTTCGTCTGAGCCAGTCGGACTTCACGACGAAACCGAGCATTAGTAATATTCTGCTTAGTCGTCATGACGGTCTTGCCATCAGCCGAAGTATACAGATTCTGCGAAGTACCTTGCGAGGTACGAGGCAGAGGTGTAGCAACGGTATTGATGGTGACAGATTGAGGATCGGTTAGCACTAGAAGCTCCTTCGTTTATTATGCTTAGAAATAAGCTAACGAACCTTGGATAGCCCTAGAGCACCCAAAATCGCTAACTGAGTACCATTCAACGTATTTTGTTGAGTGGCTAGTCCATAAGGATCTCCACGCAGTCTGGATTTACACCCAGTAACACGCTTGGAGCCGGCAAGAGCATGGACATCATCTAACGTATCGACACGAAAAAATGTCGCCTCTGTGGTCGCTTCGATCACATTGGCATCGTGCCGCATAACGTAGAAATAGTCCGCTGCAAGGCGATCGACAATGGAAACGGATAAGTTCGAAAGAACGTCTCCGTAATTTAAAAACCAGTCGGTTAGCCATGACCAAGGAATAGCTTTATAGATAGCAGACGGTGTGGGACGATAACCAAATATCGCCCTTAACTGACTAGCTTTCCATTCGATATTCCGAGGCCCAGGAGGTAACCAATAGCGGAATTGGGCGGAAGCCCAAACCTGACTAGTGGAAAACGCCCTGGTGACAGAAGAGCTCGGTTTCTTATAAAAATAAGTCACGAATGCAGGATCGCCGTGATCAAACACGTCGAAATTGTAATTCGTTACAACCGGACTCGACATCTGTGCATCTAAGATAATTCTTCGACGCACAGGCTTGCCTTCATCTTTCAAGAACTGTTGAAGCATCTGTTCTGCTTTACGTTGACCGTTTAGCAGAGTATAGACGTCTTCAAGAAGCGGGATCCATCCGAATTTTTCCGCGAGATAATAATCTCCTATCTCGTGTAAACCTTTGGCTTGGAACCTTTGCTTAAGCTGCCCAGGAATGTCACGCAACTCTAAAAGAGATGTCATGGCGTTCATAAGTGGCTTATCTGGCTTCATTCTTGAGTAGGCCTTAGCACCCCATAACGATCCGTCCACTTGTGGAACGGTCGCGGGATATACGACGGTATTTGCATAGAGTCGACCCGTATAACGGTGTTGACGATATACATTACCACCCTGAATAGTGCCGACGTCGAAACATCCTGGTTTAAAGTCTTGATAGACTACCATGAAGTCGCCGCCGACATCTCTTCCCTTAGGGAAGTCAGGGAAGCCGTAGTGGCCTTTGCCTCCCCATACAAGCTCCCGACTCGTCCATGCAGCGATGCATGTACTTGGCGGATAGTAGTAGCCATTTGTCGTCCAATATTGGCCGCAATTGACTACATCCTGTTGTATGAGCTTAGGCAAGATGACATACCTCCTTATAGATGGTGGCTCTTTTGCAATTGCATCAGAGCATTCAAAGACCGATAATTATGTTCAGTCCGTGAACGCAGGCGGGAGCT